TCTATTGCAGAAGCTAAGAGCCTAGCTCCTCAGAAATACGTTGACATGCTCAAGGCCGGTAAGTCTGCCCTGGATGTCATCAACGTCCTGCATGCGGACGCAGCGGAAATGAGACGGGCTCAAGCTGAAACTGAGCGAAATGCGCAATCAGAAGCGGATGAATTACTCTACAATCAATTTTATGGCGCCTCAGAAGCTCCTGACAGCGATTTAAACCAATCCGAGGGTAATTATAGCAAAGAACAAAACAAGGGGCTTAAAACGCAAAATAAAGCGTCTAACGACGATGGTAAAAAATATGGATTTAAATTCACGGTTGATTTGATTTTCCCTGCGGAGAACGCAAAGGAAACCAAAGAGCAATTTAAAGAATGGCTCAACGATCACGGAGTGCAGTTTGAACCAAAATCAAAATCAGTAAAGGTGGAAATGTGAAATGATTGAATTTATCAAAGAAGCAGGAATGGCTCTGCTATGGGTGTTTCTAGGATACCTTGTCGGAGAACGTAATAGCAAAAAGTAATAAAACAAGCCGGGCATCCTTGTAAAACTGCGAACTAGAAAGCGTCAATCGGTTATGTGACCAATGGACGAGCGACTGCCCGTATTTAGCCAAACTCACACAAAGGCAGTCGCATTTTTTTGAAATGATATGACTGAAATCAAAGAAAAAGCCCTAGCGAAGATGCTGGAAGAGTTAAACAAGCCGCATGATATCGCAATGGACCGCATTCATAACTGGATATGCGACCAAGAAGACGAGGATTTGTTCCAGGGGATCTTGAAAGAGCGATACTCTCTGAAATGTGCTCTAAAATATGCAAAAGAAAAAGCTCGTAAATTCGCTGAAAACGGAGTGGCTTGCATTGATGATAATACTGTTTTCGGATGGATTCGAGAATATTTTGTCTCAAATTCGCAAGTATCCAATATCAAGCAGGTGCCTGTTGAGGGGATTAAGAAGAAAAAGCCAGAAAAATCTCAGAGCTCTTCTGAAGAAAAGGTTGATGTGGCCAAAATCAGGGAAGGCGCTGGTCCAGATGATGATATCATCAAAAAACCTAAAATCAAGAAAGAGAAAGGAGTAGTCGAAGGGCAGTTGGACCTTTTCGCAGATTTGGCATGAGCAAGATCAACGTACAATGCAAGCGAGAAGCAGAACGACGATTGAAACCACCTGCAGACTTCTGGAGCTGGTGCTACTCGCAAATCACAACATACAAATGGAGCAATAAGGACAAGACCATAATCGCTTCAGATTTGGACCTTGGCTATTGTGTCGAAAAGCGACTAACGAAGTCATCTCGGCTTACTTTTTACGATAAGACCTACCTTTTCTCAATCATTCTCTGCACTTCAAAACGTATAGAGATTCAATCTTATGAATTTTGTTCAAAATTAGTCGACGGAAAGCAGTTCATTGATTGGCATTTTACAAATTTAGAGCGATTTGAAAATGATAAGCATGTGAAAATCGGCCAAGATTACACCGGACAATATTATCCGTATCTATTCGCTAATTATTTTGGAGGCGGATATTATACAGGCAATAAATTCTATCCGAACAACTGGATTGAAAAGCTGAAAAAAGTATCCGAACTTAAATATTTGAAATTTGGGGGTATTGCTTACTGGGAAATCGAACATCTCTACAAATACAAATTTGAAATTGAATTCGCTCAGAAAATTCATGCTTACAAATTGGCCAATGAAATCATGTATCCAAATTATAGAATTGGATTAACAAGAAATGTAGATATGCGAACTTTAAACCGCAGATGGCTCCAGAAGAATAAACAATTTTTCAAAAATTCAAATCGTAGTTTCACTGAGTTCGAGCTTAGCCGCCGGATTAAGGAGCGAAACGGCAAACTTGTGCCAGGTATTGAGTCTTATCTGACTTACCATGATATCAAGCATATACCAAAAGGTGTCGGGATCAATAAATTCCAAAACTGGGTCATTAAGCAAAAACTTTATTTTAAAGAGTATATGGACTACTTAAAAATGCTGGATACAATGGGAATTGAGCCCGAGGGAGATGCTATGCTTGTCCCTAAAGACTTCAATGCTATGCACCAACACACAGTAGAGCTTTATAACCAATTCTTAGAGGACGAGCGCAAGCGGAAGAAAGCCGAGGAAGACAAGAAGCTGGAGACTGAGTTTAAACGACGCAAGAAATTGGACAAGGTCGTCAGCGGGTACAGGTTCCATGTGCCGGACAAGGTCGCAGAGCTTATCTACGAAGGCAAGAAACTTCACCACTGCGTCAGCTCATATACCGATAAGCACTTTAAAGGCCAGACAACAATCGTTTTTGTCAGGGCTGAGAACGCCCCAGAATGCCCACTATACACTCTAGAAGTAAAAGCGGGTCATATAGTCCAGTTCAGAGGGAAATATAACCACAGCGTCCCTGACGAGGTCTGGGATATAGCCAGAGACTGGATGCGGCAAGTCAAATTAATTAAAACTACTACAGCAGCATAAGGAGAAAATATGCACAAGATAAAAGTTACAGAAAACATTGAAGCGCTGATTGAGCGTCAAAATCGTACAATCGAAGTTACTACAAGCCTGCCTTGGGATATTGAAGTGGAATTTGCACATCAAGACCAAGACGTTAGCCTTGACGAGAGCGGCGACATCTTTGAGCCTGTCTTTGAACTGGCATTATATGCAAAACCTAAGCAAAAATTGTATCTTACATCATCAGGCCAAGCAAACACACACAAAAAAGAAGTTGCAGAAATCATGAAGTTTTTTGACTTCGTAAATGACAACAAGAAAAACCTGTTTGAAATGACAGGTGTGATGGGAGTTGTGGAATGAGTCTAATACTATCCATTGACGCAAGCACGAGCGCTACAGGTTGGGCCGTTTTTGACGGCTCACAGCTTGTAGAAAGCGGGGTGATCAAGGCCAAGGGCAGCTTTTTAGAGCGAGCTCTAGTTATGGCCTCAGAGTTGAGAAAAGTCCAGCTGCGGACAATTAAAGAGCGAGGAAAACCCTTTGAGTCCATTGCCATTGAAAAGAACAATGTCGGAGGTGTCAATCAGCAATCAGTCATTAAGATTGGTATTGCAACAGGAATCATTCTAGGGAAACTGATAGCTGATGATGTTTATTTTGTCAATGTCTCAACCTGGCGCAAGTACAGTGCTATCAAGGGCCGAGGGAAGAAAGAGCTGAAACAGCAGGCCATCAGCTTAGTTAGCCAACTCTATCAGAAACAAGTCAAGGATGACGAAGCAGACGCAATCATGATTGGTCGCTACTTCGTTGAAATGATTGATTTCAAGGACGGACTAGAAAGTCATAGATTGAGCAGGTGACAGTATGACGAAGTCAGATTTAGAGGCTTACAAAATAAGTCTTGAGCGCTGCAAAAATCGACTAGCAGACAAACAGGCGGAAAAAGAAGTTATATCCTCTTTTGGCCATGGAGCAGCAACCAGACGCAGGGAACGGATGCGTGAGAATATCCGCAATTTAGAAGAAAAAATCAAGGAGTTGGAAGATGACTGAAACCAATGTCCAGAAATTTTACAGAATTTTAGCTGAAAAGACTGAAGCTTTCGGCACGAAGAAAGAAATGATGGCGCAGTTAGGTTTTGAAGGTGCGAAGTTGAATTCTGACAGGACTAGACTTAACAGCGACGAAAGAGCAGGACGCCTTCCACCGATTAGGTTGATGATTAAGCTAGATAGCTTGTTTGATAAAGAGTTTCTTATCACTTGCTTGCGTGAGAAAATGGACTGCAAGACAGTTGAGAAGCGCTGGCTAAAAGTTGCGCAAGATTACATCGACGATAATTCAAAAATCGGGGGGGCGACGAGCGACAACGAAGCGGAGCGACAACGGAAGCTGAAACGCAGATTAAAGTGTGAAATGTATCTAGAAAGGTCTTTTGGAATTTAAAAAGGAGCGAATATGCAACAATCAAGAATTGAGAGACTTGAGCACGAAGTGGCCAGGCTGCGGATATTGACAACATTGGCCGTGGCAGTTCTCATCGCAACACTACTAGTCTTTGTTTATGCAACTCAAGAGCAACTTAATCAAATCAAAGAACTAACAACAAGGCTGGAGCAAGTGGAAGGAGCAAACAGATGATACAGGAATTTAGAGCGTGGAATAAAGCTACAAAAGAAAAGCATGAAGCGGATGATATTGTGTCTCTTAATTTCGAGGAAAAACAAATTTGTGTGAAGACACTCTTTTTTGGGCAATTAAATTACTATGATTTCGATGACATCGTTTTAATGCAATCAACAGGACTCAAAGACAAGAATGGCAAGGAGATTTTTGAGGGGGATGTTGTAACGTTTGAAGATGAAATAAGATGCGGCGATGACCTCGATATTTTCTTAAATATAGGAGTTGTCGAGTACGGTCAAGGGATGTTCTACATATCAAATAGGCAATCTGTTTGTGCGGATGACTTACTTGATGGAGAAATGTGGGACGTGGAAGTCATCGGCAACATCTACGAAAATCCAGAATTGATTGAATAGAAAAAAGGCCGACACACTGCAGCCCTTCAGTATATTTTCGATAAACCTATTATACCACAAAAGGGAGGCAAAAAGTGAGTAAGGCTAAAGAATTATTAAACGAGCTACAAAGTCTAGATTTAGATATTCAGAGCAGGATAGATGAAATCAACGAGCTTGAAGCCGGTTTGCTTTCAAGCCCTAAGTTTAAGGCTGACAAAATCAAAGGAGGTCCAACTCGGAAAATTGATGATGTCTACTGCCAGCTTATCGTAATGAAAGAAGCCATAGAACAGGATACAAGTGAAATCATCATGCGAAAGATTGAACTTGGACGGATGATCAATAAGCTAAAAAATCCAAGACATAGGACGGTGCTTAGGATGACTTATATTATCAAGCAAGATGTCTTCGATATATGCGATAAGCTAGACATTAGCCAGAGTTCTTACTATTCGCAGCGGAAGAATGCCATTGAAGAACTGGATAAAATTCTGGAATAATTTGGAATAACTTAGATAAATCTGGTGTGCACTGTGGCTCTGATGTGCTAGAATGGTAGTATCAAGATTTGAAGTTAAGACACCTTAGGCAAAAAGCCTAGAAAAGCTTCGACAAAAACTGCCAGCTTGGGTTACTGGTGGCGATAGAGTAGGATGTTTTAATATCGCAAAGCAAGGCATTTATTGCCTTGTTTTTTTATTCCACAAGAAAGCGAGGTAGTCCAGTGAGTGGGTAATCTTACGGTTAAGCAAGAGAAGTTCGTCCAAGGCATAATCTCCGGACTATCTCAGAGGCAGGCATATAGAGAGGCTTATCCATCAGCCAAAAAGTGGCTAGATAATAGCGTGGATAGCAAGGCGGTAGTACTTTTGCAAAATGCAAAGGTTATGAAAAGGTACAGAGAGCTTCTAAAGGAGTTCTCAAATATGTCCTTGTGGTCCAGAGAGCAGGCTTTTAATGAATATGAGTGGTTAAAAAACAAAGCTCGAGCAAGCATTGAACAAGACGGAATCAGACAAGCTAATTCCAATGCTTTCCTCTCTGCTTTAGACGGAATGAATGAAATGGCATGGAAGGATCTAGAGTTGACAGACGAGAAGCTGAGGAAAGAAATCGAGCTGCTTAAGATTAAGATCGAGAGTGGCCAAGGATCTAAGTCTGATACAAGTCTCATGACGGCCCTTTTGGAAGCCGTGAAGGGCGGTGACTAGCTTTGGATATAACCTTTTCTAAGAAGCAGCTAGATATCATCAAGCGGCCTTTTAATTATGAGCTAGAGGTCAACGAGGGTACACCTCGGAGCGGTAAGACTACGGCTGGCCACTTTCGATATGCCAGGTATCTGATTGAGTCTCCTGACGAAAATCACCTTATAGCAGCCTATAACCAAGAGCAAGCTTACCGTCTGTTTATCGATGGTGATGGCACAGGTCTAATGCACATCTTCGACGGCGCTTGTAAAATCAAGCATGACGAACACGGCGATCACTTGCTGATTGATACACCTAACGG